CGGCAACATATGCCCACGTCTGGGATGGCGCATATCTGAGCAACTCCAATTCGCAGATATTCGCGGGCAAGATCGCGGTTGATGAATTTACACCGGGGCCAGACTGGCAAGGCCCATATCTGGGGGGCGACTTTGGATTTTCACAAGATCCGACGTTCGCGGTTTCAGTCTACTTGCATGGCGATGATATCTGGATCAGCCATGAGGCGCAAAAGACAGGGCTGGAACTGGATGACACAGCGGCGTTTGTTGCGGGCGCGATACCGGGCTATGAACTCGAAGTGAGCCGATGGGATAGCAGCCGCCCGGAAAGCATATCTCACCTGCGCCGCCACGGCCTGCCCCGCGCAGCCTCAGTCACAAAATGGCCGGGCAGCGTAGAGGACGGGATAGCCTATCTGCGCAGCTTTAAGCGGATCGTGATACATCCCCGCTGCGCCCACCTACAGCGCGAGGCACGGCTATACAGCTACAAGATAGACCGTAACACCGGCGACGTGACTACGGGCATTGTAGACGCCCACAATCACGGCTGGGACGCGGTGCGATATGCTGTTGCGCCGATGATAAAGTCCCGAGGCGCGCCCCGCGTTCGCTCCCTATAGCGCGCGAGTGCTTTCAGTGTTATGCTATAACAAAGCACCAGACAGGGCCGCGCAATGAATTTACTGAAACGATTGTTCGGAACGCAGGAAATCAAGCAAAGCACAACCGGGGCCGCTATGGTGATGACGCCCGGTCAAGCGGCGTGGTCTAACCGCGATTATGCCGCGTTTGCTGATGAGGGCTATCGGAAAAACGTTGTCGCATATTCGGCAATCAACAAGATTGCGGATGCGGTCGCGTCGGTTCCTTGGGTGGCGTTTCGCGGCCAGGTGGAATTGCTGGATCATCCCATCCTAAAGCTGATCCAGAACCCAAACCCCATGCAATCCGGCGCGCAGTATATGCGAACAAAGGTCGGGTTTTACCTGCTGTCCGGCAACGGCTACGAGGAAAAGATTACAGCCGGTAACACGGTGCGCGAATTGTATCAGCTTCGCCCGGATCGTATGCAGGTCATCCCGAGCGCAACCGGCTATCCCGAGGCGTTCCAGTATCGCTACAATGGCAAGATCGTGCGATGGGACGTGGACCCCGCGCGGATGGATTGCGACGTGCGGCACATCAAGGCGTTTAATCCGCTGGATGATTGGTATGGCCTAAGCCCCATCGAGGCGGGCGCGTATGCCGTCGATCAGAACAACGAGGCAATGAAATGGATGCAGGCGCTATTGCAAAACAGCGCTAGGCCGTCTGGGGCGCTTGTCACCAAAGACGATAAGGAAATGTCAGAGGATCAATTCTCACGGCTAAAGGCGCAGATCGAGGATCAATATTCAGGGTCGCGCAACGCTGGTAGGCCGATGCTGTTAGAGGGTGGCCTAGCTTGGCAACAGATGGGCATGTCTCCGGTTGACATGCAGATCATAGAGACCAAGTATTCCAGCGCCCGCGACGTTGCGCTAGCGCTTGGCGTGCCGCCTCAGTTAATCGGTATCCCCGGCGATAACACCTATGCCAATTATGCCGAGGCTAGGCTGGCGTTCTGGGAAGACACAGTTATTCCGCTTATCGACATGATCGCGGATGATTGGAACGCATGGCTTGCGGATGCTGAGGGCATTAACCTGCGGCCTAACCTGGATATGATTCCGGCCATTGCCGACAAGCGGCGCACGCTTTGGGATATGGCGGACAAGGCAACTGACCTGACGATAAACGAGCGGCGCGACATGAAGGGGTATGAGCCTATTCAGGGCGGCGACGTGTTGCTAGTCGCGTCCTCTGGCATACCGCTGGCAATGGCGTCAGATCCGATTGATCCCCTGCCCGCGCTATCCAAAGAGGCGATCAAGGCTTTTACGTATGGTTAGACGCCTTGTCGATCAGAATCGCCAGCGCGAATTGCGGCGACAGACGCTATTGCTTGAACGGATCGAGCGGCCATTAGAGCGGCGATTGCGGGCCGAGATATCTGCGGCAATGGCTGAGATGATCCAGGTCTGGGAATTAACCGGCATTGTGCCAGCCGTGCAGGATCATCAAACGCGGCTGGCGGCGTTATATCAGGCTATGGCGATTGCGGCTGTTACGGCGTTCGGTGCGCGCGTGATGGATGCTGGCATGGGTAAGGCTGCGCCCTATACGTTTGACGGAGGCGCGTCGTTTGCCTTCGCGCGCGGGGCTGGCGTCCGGGTCGAGACCAAAGACTTTGCCGCGACAATGACCCGGCTTGCCCTAGATTATGTCGGGCAGGAACTTATTCGCAGGCGCATCACAGGCGTTGCCGAAACAACGCGTTCCCAGATTGTCAGTGCAGTTGCGCGCGGCTATGCGGATGGGCTGGGGCAGAATGAGATTGCCCGCACGATCCGCCTGCTTGTTCCGCAGATGGCCGGATATCGCGCCCGGATGATCGCTAGGACTGAGACACACGGCGCGGCAAACTACGGCAGCACGGCGGCGGCTGATGAAACCGGGCTGCGGCTGCAAAAGGAATGGATTGCGGCAGAGGATGAGCGCACGCGGGAAACCCATGCTCAGGCCGATGGGCAGGTTGTCGGCAAGGATGAGGCGTTTGACATAGGCGGGGCAAGCGGCATGTATCCGGGTGATCCGTCATTGCCCGCCGAGGAAGTCATAAATTGCCGGTGTGCGATTGGCTATATCGTTGTTGACTAGGCACGCGGCATGCGTCTAGGGTGTCAGTGCGGATAGGGTTAGCGCCCGAAAAACTGGACACCCACCCAGTCTGCCGTTCATCAAGTGGGCCGTTTGGGAGACGGATATGAACATAGAGAAGCAAATCCAAGACGCATTGCGCGTTGAAATCGAAAAGCAGGCGCGGGCGCTTGTGAAAAAGGCAATGCCTAGCAGTGGTGAAGTTAAGAACGCAATCGCCGCTCTAATGGGCTCTTGCATCGCAGCAAGAATCCGAGAAGACGCAGACTTCAGCGCTGGTGGCGATTTGCATGATGCGATGAACGGCGCAACTCAGCAAATAAGAGACCATGTAGCCAAGGCAAATCAAGACGCCGATACAGCCTTGGCCCGCGTGCGCCTGCGCGCGAAGGTTGCTTGCGCGGCGTTGGCAAATGTCGAGATAAACGAGAAAGACATTGCAAGCCAAGTGCAGGCCGGAATTGCAGAGGCAATATCAGACCTGCAAGATACCGTTACTCGCCGCGCCTTGTTGGAGGATTTCAAGGTTCCGGGGTCAAGCCATATACAGCCGTTTCACAAGATTATGGCGGGGTATCTTGAGGCGCTGGCTTTTTCGGTCAAGCGATCTAATCAGACATAATCGCCCTACCCCGCCAAACCATCAAGCCGCCCTTCGGGGCGGTTTTCCTTTGCCCACGCCATGCACTAGCGCGGCGTTTTGTAATGTGATAAAGTAACCCAACTGGCAAAGGGCACGCGATGACAATGCATATCAAACACGCGGCTTTTGACATGAAACGCGCCCCCGATGATGATGGCGTGTTTGAAGGCTATGCCAGTGTTTTCGATGTGCTTGATCTGGGAATGGATATCGTCGCGCCTGGGGCATTTACCAAGTCGCTGGCGTCCGGGCGGCGCATCAAAATGCTATGGCAACATTCAATGGCCGATCCGATTGGCGTATGGGATGAAGTGCGCGAGGATGAGCGCGGGCTTTATGTCAAGGGCCGTTTGCTGGATGCGGTTCAAAAGGGGCGCGAGGCAACAGCACTGCTGCGCGCAAAGGCTATTGACGGCATGTCGATTGGCTATCGCACGGTCGAATCCATTGCGGAGGCTAACGGGCGCGTGCGCAAGCTGACGGAAATCGAGTTGCACGAAATCAGCATCGTGACAAATCCGATGTTGCCGGTTGCTGTGGTCACGGCGATCAAGTCGATCACGACCGAAAGAGAATTTGAGGCGTTCCTGCGGGATGCAGGTTATAGCCGAAAGGAGGCCACGGCGGTAGCGCTGCACGGCTTCAAGGGCCTAAACAACCTGCGGGACGCTGGTTCGGATGATGGCGATAGCGGGGCCAAGGCCCTTTTGCAATCATTGGAAAAACTCAAAGGAGCATTCCATGTCTGACGAAATCAAGATGGCCGTTGATGCGGTCAACAAGGCGTTCGGTGAGTTCAAGGATACGAACGACGCGCGCCTGAAAGCAATCGAAGCCAAGGGTGTAGCTGACCCGGCCATCGAAGCCAAGCTGGCCAAGATCGAAGCCGATATGGACGTGGCGCAAAAGGCCATTGACGATTCCGTGCTGGCGTTCAAGCGTTCGCAGCGGATGGTCACTGACCGGAACGGCAACGCGGTCGATCTGGACGCCAAGGCTCAGGAATGGGCGGCGATCACGTCTGCGGCTTACAACCAGCGCCCGTTCGACATGAATGCCAAGTCGATGGCCGAATACAAGGCAGCGCATGCGGCCTATGTGCGCAAGGGCATGGACGGGCTTTCCGTTGACGAGCGCAAGGCCTTGTCGGTTGGCGGTGACGCGACGGGCGGGTTTGTGGTCTATCCCGATATGTCCGGGCAGATCGTCACGAAGGTTGATGAGACTTCGCCGATGCGCGCCTATGCGTCTGTGCAGGTCATCAGCACCGATGCGCTTGAAGGTCTGTTTGACTTGAACCGCGCCGGGGCGATCTGGGTTGGCGAACTTGCCGCCCGGCCTGAGACCGATACCCCCGAACTCGGCAAGTGGCGCATCCCGGTTCACGAACTGGCGGCAATGCCCAAAGCATCGCAGAAGATCCTTGATGATGCTGCGATCAATATGGAAAGCTGGTTGGCGGGCAAGGTGGCAGCGGAATTTGCGCTGGCAGAAAACACCGCGTTTGTCGTCGGCAACGGCGTTGACAAGCCGCGCGGGTTCCTGACCTACCCCGCTGGCACAACCTTGCCGGGGCAAATCCAGCAGGTTCCGACCGGCGTATCTGCGGCCTTCCCGACTGCGCCTGCTGGCGGTGATGTGCTGATCGACGCGCTTTACAGCCTGAAAGCCCCGTATCGCGCGAATGCGAATTGGTTTATGAACCGCACGACTTTTGCGGCGGTTCGCAAGCTGAAAGACGGCGACGGGGCCTATCTCTGGGCACCGGGCCTTGCGATTGGCCAGCCCGCTACGATCCTTGGAACCGGGCTTGCGTCTTTCGAGGATATGCCGAACATCGCCGCCGGTTCGCTTTCCATTGCGGTCGGCGACATGCGCGCGGCGTATCAGATCGTGGACCGCATGGGCATCCGCATCCTGCGCGATCCTTTCACCGCCAAGCCGAACATCCTGTTCTACACGACCAAGCGGGTCGGCGGCGACGTGGTAAACTTCGAGGCTTTGAAGGTTATCCGCTTCAATACCTAACGACTGACGGGGCGGTGATCCTGCCGCCCCGCTTAACACGCAAAAGGAGTTAAGCCATGCGTGATATGATTGCTACATTCTCCACCGTTGACATGACGACCGACACCCTGGCCGGGGCCACACCCAACGCGTCGGCATGGCTGGACCGGCGCGGGTTTGATGGCGCGGCCATTGAGTTGCTGACCGGGGCCATTACCGATGCGGGCACGGCTGCGGGTTTCACGGCGACATTGCAGCACTCTGACACGACTGCTGCGGATGACGCTGTTGCCGTGCCAGCGGTCGAGGCAAGCGGCGGGGTTGTTTCCCTTGCGGTCACGTCCGACGATGACGACAATATCGTCAAGGGCGCGCTGGGGTATCTCGGCACCAAGCGCTATATCCGCGTCAACTACGTTGGCACGACTGGCACTGACGCGATTGTGCGCACCATCGGGCGGCTTGGCAGGCCGCACCGCGCCCCGACTACCTATGTTGGCGCGGCTGTTGCGGCTACCTAACTTTCGGTGTGGGGCGGCGCAATCCGCCCCCATCCCAAGGCTAGGAGGCCGATATGGAAACCGTATTGCATCAAGACTATCGTTGCGCGCCTGATGGGCACACGACCATTTCCTTCAAGGCTGGCGATGTTCTCACGGGCCGGGCTGCGGTGATGGCGCTAGAGGATGGCGCGGGTTTCAATCCGGTCAAGGAAACCAAGGTGACGCCAGCGCTTGAAAAGAAACGGTCGCGCAAATGAGCCTGCGCCCCGCCCGGCTTTTGCATGAATATCGCGGGTCGGTTATTGTCACCCCGCCAGCGGTCGAGCCTGTGACGCTGGCAGAGGTTACGGCGCTTCTCTTGATCGACGGTAACGGCGACGATGCGTTGCTTGCCGACATGATTGCGGAGGCGCGCGAGTTTATCGAGCATATATCCGGCTTGGCGATGATCACGCAAGTTTGGCGGTTGTCGCTTGACCATTGGCCGATGACGCGCGGGGCATGGTGGGACGGCGTTCGGGAAACGGCAATATCGGAATTGACCGGCAGTCACGCCAGCTTGCACTTGCCGATCTGGCCACTACAGGCGGTCAACTCGGTGACGGTATTCAACGCCGCTGGCACGAGTTCGGCGGTTGATGTGGCGGCGACGTTTGACGCTGATACATACCAGAGGCCGGGACGCCTGACGCTGCGGAATGGCGCGACATGGCCGATTGCCTTGCGCGATAGCAACGCGATCCAGATCCAGTATTCGGCAGGCTATGGCGGATCTGGCGCCAATGTCCCTGCGCCTCTACGCCGGGCGGTCAAGCAAATGGTGTCGCATATGTACGCCCATCGCGGCGACGGGTGCGATGCTGGAGACGCCTATGCAGACAGCGGCGCGGCGGCTATCGTGGGGCGCTACAAGGTCATCAAGATATGAAGTGCTGCGCCCTCGTGTCGATTGGCGACCTGCGCACGCCTGTATCGTTCAAGCGGCTCACCACGGCGGCGACAACGGGCACCGGCGACGAGGGCGGCACGTCTATGTTGTTCGCCGTCCTACGGGCCACACGGGCGCAGGTTGTGTCGGCATCGGGGCGCGAGGTTTACGCGGGCGATAGGGTTGAGGCGCGCGCAATGTATCGAGTGACATGCCGCTATTTCCCCGGCCTGCTAGAACGCGATCTGGTCGAGATTAGCGGCGTGGATTACAACATCCGGCGCATCGTGGCCATGAATGACGACAAGAGCCTAGGCACGAAATGGCTTGTCGTAGATGCTGAAAGGGGCGTTGCAAAATGACTGTGACGATCACGCCTCAGAATATGCAGGAAGTCCAGAAGGCGTTGCGAGAGTATGGCGAAAAGGCCGTTCGCGCGATTGGTGACGCGGTGCAGGCATCGGCGCTAGAAATCACGACTGACATTAAGAAGCGGGTGCAGCACGGCCCAGCAACTGGCAGGACATACACGCGCGGGGAAATCACGCATCGGGCATCAGCACCGGGCGAGGCACCGGCAACCGATGGCAGCGGCGACAATAGCGTTGGACTTGCATCAAGCATCAACTATTCAATGAAGGGCAAGCTATCGGCTGAAATTGAAAGCCGCGCGCCCTACGCTGTTTGGCTAGAGTTCGGAACCGAAATGAACGGCGAACAGCACATCGCCCCTCGCCCGTCTTGGGTCCCCGCTGTTGAGGCTGGCACGCCCAAATTTCAACTGCGGATCACGACTGCGATTGCGAGGCTATCCAGATGACGCCCAACGAAATCAGATCGGCGGCATATGCCCGGCTTAATGTCGCGGCGGTGACTGATCTGCTATCGACGCAATACGGGCGGTCTGCGATATTCTGGGGCCGCGCGCCTCAGGCAACCGACAGCGGGTCGGATGCGATGTTTCCATACATCACGATCAGCGCGCCTTCGAATGTCGGGTTTAATACCAAAGACGCGACCGGAAATAACGTGATCTTGCAGATCGACATATGGTCGCGCGATCAGGATGGGGCATTGGAGCGGCTGGCGGAAATTGCCAGTGACAGGCTAGACCGCACGCAATGGGCTATCACGGGATTCATTGCGGCTGAGGTCGAGGCGATGGACTTTATGGATGATCCAGACGGGCGAACGCGGCATGGCATCATCCGGGTTCGGGTTATCAGCCTGCCCTAGCGCGGTTGGTTGCAATGTGATAAAGTAACGACAGGCCAAATATGGAGGGTTCACCATGGCAGCACTAGCAGGACGCCTCGTGCGCATTCAGATCGCGACTGTTGATGTTGCGGGCGCGCGCGCGGACACACTGACGTTCAACCGCGAGCATATCGACTTTACCGACAAAGACGATGACGGCGTGCGCAAATTGCTTGATGCAATCGGCACGCATTCCGTTTCGATGACTTGTTCGGGCATTTTGAAGAATGACGCGCTTATCACTTGGGGCGCTGATCCGGCTCAGGTTTTGAAGGCCATGACGTTTCTTATCACTGGCATCGGCACGATTGGCGGCAGCTTCGGGATGACGTCCTTTGCGCCGGGCGGCAATGACGGGGCAGAGGCTGCAACGTTCGAGGCGTCGTTCGAAAGCGCTGGCGCAGTTACGTTTACGGCTGCTGTGTAATGGTGCATCGTGATAGCCGCATAACTTGGCAGGGCGAGGAACATTCATTCTCGCCCAGCTTTCGGTTTCTGCGCAGCATGGATGCAAGGCTGCAAGGCGACCCAGAGCGGCCAACTAACCTGTTCCAGATTGCCTGTACCGTCCGAAACGGTGGCAAGGAAATAATGGATATTCCTTTGGTCTGGGCGGCGTTCTTGAAAGAGGCTGGCATCGAGGCGACAGAGGATGATTGCTGGGTGGTGGTGTCGTCTGTAGCTTCGGGCTATAGCACCGATTCCCAGAGGGCCGATTATCATTCCTTCGCCGACGCTATTGCGGTTGCGCTTGTGCCGGGCATCGAAATGGGAAAGCCACCCGCTCTTCAGGCCAGAAAAGTGCCAGCCCCGAAACGGAAAAAGACGGCACCCTGACGGGCATTAACTGGAGCGTCATTTATTGCAGGGCCGTTGCTGATATGAAGATCGCGCCCTCGGAGTTTTGGGCAATGACGATTTCAGAGTTCATTCACCTTCTGGAATGGACGAGGCCAAAGCGGGAAGGCGACTATGCGGGCAGCCTGAATCAAGGCGATGTTGACGAACTTCGGGAATGGATGGATAGCTGGTAATGTCACTGCCCCCACTAATCCAGATAATCACTGCCGACTCTTCGCAGTTTGATAATGCCCTCAGCAGGTCAGTTAGTGGGATAAAGAAGTTTGCGGCGGCTGGCGCTGTAGCTGTGGGGGCGGTATCGGCAGCGCTTGTCGTTCTGACAAAAAACAGCCTGCAAACCATCGACGAACAGGCAAAACTTGCAAGGGCGGTTGGAGGCACCACTGCGGCAATACAGGCGCTAGAACGGGCTGGTGATCGGGCTGGCGTGCAGTCGTCAGAACTTGCCTCAGCCGCCACACGGCTTAACCAGAGGCTTGGCGAAGTCATTGCTACAGGCAAGGGCGCGACCGATACGTTCAAGGTCTTGGGGCTTTCTGCGCACCAACTTGCGGCAATGGACGTAGACGAAAGGTTTATGGCCCTTAGCGATGCCATGCTCAAAGCCGGTATGTCCACGCAAGAAATGGCTTTTCATTTGCGCGAATTGGGCATCCGCCAAACATCTGTGATCACGCTTTTGCAGGGCGGCAGCAAGGAAATCTTGCGCAGCCGAGAGGCTATTAACGCGCTAGGCGTTTCGGTTTCTGATGTTGACGCCGCGCAGATTGAACGCGCTAACGACGCATTGTCGGAAATGGGCCGTGTCTTTGAAGGTATAGGCAATCGGCTGGCGGTAAGGGTCGCGCCTGTTTTGGAGCGGGTCGCGGGCCGATTTGTTGAAATGGCGCAGATTGGCGGGCCGCTTGATAAGGCAATAAAGGCGCTTGTTGATTCCTTCGGGCAGCTTGCTGATAAAATGACACAAGACGATTTTCTTAATTCCGCAGCGCAGGCTCTTGGAAACCTGATCGGCTTTGCTGGCGGCACGGCAACGGCAATGGTTTTTCTTGCAAACAATGTTGAACTAGTAACCGCAGCGCTTGTCGGGCTTACGCTTGTATGGCTTGGGTTTGCAAGAACGCCAATCGGTCTTGCTCTAACCGTCGCGGCTGCGGCGGCTACAGCCGCAGCGGGGGCGGTCAGGAATATTGCCAAGGCATTTAAGGACAATGCAACGCCTGCAATTAGCTCAGCCGAACAAGCGCAAATTGATTTGAATGCGGCGCTTGGGGTTTTTAGGGACACTGGCGCGCCTGGGGCAAGAAAAGAGGCGGTTGCCTTAGCGCAGTCGATGGTCTTGGAAGCGCAAGCCGCATATGAAGCGGCGGCGGCGCATAGGGAATTGGAGATCGCAAGGCTTTCTGGACTCAAGGCACAGTCGGGAAACATGATGAAAGAGTTCGAGGATGCGATTATAAAAACGCAAACCGGCATAACCGAAAAAGCTATTGCTGATTCTGAGGCGGCTTTTGGGCGTTTGCAAGAATCGCTGAACCGGATTAGACTTATAATGAACGAGCTCGCTAACGTGTCTATCCCGCCAGCCGCAGGAGTCACCCTCGGAGACAAGCCTGATGGCGGCGTAGTGGACCCGGACGGCGATGGTGGCGGCGGTTCTGACCCGCTTTCTGACAGGCTTATAGCCTTGACCGAAAGCCTCGCAACTGAGACTGAAATTGTTGCGGAATGGTATGCTGCAAGCCAAGAGACGCTTATTGAGGCTTTAGAGGCCAAGCAAATAACAGAAGAAGAATACCGCGAATTGCGCGAACGCCTAGAGCAAGAGCACGAAGAAAGAATGGCTGGCATCCGAGAAA